GATTTCGTTGCGAGAGTTGGATCAAGGAAAGAATCATATGTTGACCAAAAAGGAGAAACAGATACTCTTTTTTATAAATTAGATTTTATAATAAGTAAATTGCCAGAATGGATGGTCCCGGTTGATTGGCAAAATTATAGAAACTCAATGATATTTGGACATCCGGACAATGAAAATGCCATATCGGGTGAGTCGGCAAATCCAAACTTTGGGAGAGGTGGAAGAAAGGCGGTGATTATTTATGATGAGTTTGCGTTCTGGCCTTGGGCTAAGAGTTCTTGGGAATCATCAGGCGAGAGTACTAACTTTAGATTTGCTTTTTCAACTCCACCAGAGTCAGGAAGGGATAGTCATTTTTATAAGTTATCAACAGGAGAATTAGGTAAAATAAGAAAGTTTGAATTTCAATGGACTGATGTTCCGAATAGAGATGAGAAATGGTTAGAACAACAAAAAGAAACAAAATCAGATGAAGAGTTCCAAAGAGAGGTATTAAAATCTTTTGAGGGGACTACAAAAGGGAAAGTATATGCTACAGATTTCAGGTTTGCTAAATTAACAAGCGCTGATTATAATCCTGAACTTCCTTTATTTATTAGCTGGGATTTTGGATTAGATACAACTCCACTACTTTGGATTCAGAAAGATTTTAAAACAAATTGGGTATATATTATTGACAGTTATGCTAATTGTAATAAAGCGATTGAATTTTATGTTCCATTCGTTACTGGAATAATTCCATCGGAACAATTCCATTATACAGAAAAAGAGTTAAAGATAATTCAAAGACATTCTAAGTGGAAAAATGCTACTCATTATGGCGACCCAGATGTTAAGAAAAGAAATTTGAGAGATAAGTTGAGCATTAAAGATATTTTGGAAGAAAAAGGTATTTACATCCAGACACACGATAGGGATAAAACAGATCATCTTACGATTAGAGAAAGGACAAAGATGTTATTTAGAAGACTAGAGGTTAATGAATCACGATGTGAATACTTTATTGATTCGATTAGGAGCGCGCGGTATCCTGTTAGAATAGAGGGCAGTCAATCAACATCTGAAGTTATGAAGCCTATTCACGACTGGACATCACATTATAGAACAGCATTAGAATATTTTGTAGATAATGAAGAAACAAGAGAAAAACAAGGCGGAGATTTGCTAACTAAAGAAGAATATTCAGACGCAACATTTGCTCCAAGAATTATAGATGGCACGATAACAGGAGAAGAAGCGTTGTATGAAAAAGAGGAAGTTGACTGGCGTTATAAATAAAAGGTCGGCATTATTAATTAAAGATTAGAATTAAAAATATGATAATTTTATAAAAGTGTCATAGATTAATTTTAAAAAAACATTAAAAATTTAAGTTTAAACACTGGAGAGAGATTACTCGCTGTTGCTTTATTGAATGTAACAAAGGGAATGCTAGAAAAAATCAATATGGCTATGAAGATAATCGAGAAAATGGGGTTAGATGAGACCGAAGCTAAAAAGGTTGGTCTTACGAGAACTGCTACCCAAATTTCTTGGAAAGATGTTAAGTATGAAAAAGTAATTGAATTATCAGACGAGCAATTTCTTTTACTTGTCGAAATGTATAGAGCTAAAGATGATGAGAAGTCTTGGACAATAAGTGATGCTGTTACAGCTAACTCACTAAAAGACAAATTAGAATTATTAGAAAAAAAAGAAAAATAATTAACATTAAATAATTATGAACAAATTAATAATTTTAGTAAAAAAAGAGATAAATAATGAACAAAAAGAAAAAGAGTTAGAGAAAACAAAATCTAACATCAGAGGTATGCTTCGGTTAATTGAGGCAAAAAAGAATTCAATTAAAATAAAGGAAAAAGAATTGAAGAAGTTGGAAGAAGAAATGGAGAATGGAGATTTCTCTGCAATTACTACAACTCTCCACAAGATAGAAGCTGGCACAATAACAATGTCGCCGTATTTTGATAATTCTTTTAAAGGTTGGGACACTTTTAATAGTATTAATATATGCTAAAAATATATAAACTATTTAAAATTGAAATTTTTCGAATAGAAACTTTTGATGATGTTTCTGAAGAGCCAAAGAAAAAGAAACTGTTCGGTAAAGTTGCCGGCGATATTCTTGATGTTTCCCCAGAAGAATTACAAAAAGAAATTGAAGGAAAATGATTCAAATATTTAAGAAAAAATATAAAGAACATTCTCATCAGACGATTGAAGAGATTAAAAGACAGCAAGGGATACATTTTAAGGATTTAATACAACCAAGATATTCAGATGGGAATCTTAATTTAGAATTTCTTAATATTTACGGTTGTAAGAATATAACCATAACAGAACATGATATTAAATATGTTGAAAGATTTGGTCGTAAGTTTATTCAAAGAGTAATTGACAAATTTAAACAACAAAATGCTTCAAGTAAAAATAACTAAACAAATAGCAATATATTTGAATAATGAAGAAATAGAATTGTTTAAGTTATTCAGAGAACATCAAAATGATTTTCAAGTGTTGATTGATAACAAAGTTTTTGAGATAAAGAATGGTAAAGCTATATTGAATTTTGATAAAAATGGAAAGTTAAGACAAATAGATGTCAATAAAATAAACTGGAGAAATTAGGACTACTTGACAAATGAATAAAATTGTGTTTTTCTAAATATAGTCCTGACCAAAACACTTGGCGGACTGAAGAAACAAGCTGATTTAACATTGGCTTATATCTTCAGTCCGTTTTTTTATTGGAAGTTTTATTATGTTAAATTTTTTAAACAAATTACAAAAAAAATATACAGGCGATAATGAAGACAATATAACAGAAGAGGGGGCAGATGAGCGAGAGGAAATTTTAGAGCTGACAACATCTGATGATGTTCTGACGAGACAAATTGATAGAGATATAGCTCAAGCATTGCCTATTTATCAGGCTATGAGGAGTAAGCAGGACGAAAATGAAAAGTATTATTTGGGGACTCAGTTAGATAAGAGTCGCTTTAGCTACGAATTGCCTGTTGACCAGAATGTTATTTATAGAAATTTAGAAACATTAATTTCAATTATTACTGCTAAACGAAGAGAGCCGATCACTCTGGCCGCGCAAGATACAGATGAATCAAAAAAACTAAAAGCTAAAACTCAACAGTATTTAACTTGGAAGTGGCACGATGAGGATATGCAGATTAAGTTTGAAGATTGGGTTAGGCATTCTTATATTTACTTAATCGGGGTTTTAAAAATCAGATGGGATTTAGAAAAAGATGATTATGAAATTAAAAATATCAGACCTCAAAAGATATTAATTGACAAAGACGCGACAGATGAATATGACGCAAAGTTTATCGTAGAATTTAAGGAAGATACTTTGGAAGATTTAATTGACATTTATCCAAAAGCAAAAGGGAAACTTACCAATGAATTTGGAGATAAACTGGGGACTAAGATTAAGTATATTGAATATTGGACAAATGAATTTACGGTGATTAAAGTAAATAAAATTGTTTTAGATAAAAAGAAAAATCCTAATTGGAATTGGGACGAAAAAGATAGAAAGAAAAATTTAGAAAAATTAAAAAAGAAATGGATTAAAAATGTTAAAGATAAAAAATTAAAAAATGTTCTTTTAAATTATTTCAACGAACCAAGAAAACCTTATGTTATTCTTTCTTTAAAAACTTTAAACAAAAGTATTTATTCTATTACTAATGATTTTGAGCAATCTAAAGTTGGTCAAGATATTGTTAATAGAAGAAAAAGGCAAATTGATAAAGCTACAATCCACGCATTAGGCAGAGAGGTTTATAGTGGCGATTATATAACTAAAGAAAAAGCAAGAAAAAGTTTATCAAATCCAAATGCCCCGGTGTGGGTCGAAAAAGGAAAAGTGTCAGATGTCGTGACACATATTTCGCCTCAACCAGTTTCTCCTATCTTATTGGAAGATTTAAGAGATAGTAAAGCAGAGCTTGATAATACAATGGGAACTCATAGCACCACTAGAGGCGAAAGAAGTGGATCTGAAACAGCTACAGGCAGGACATTATTGAGAGAGGGTGATATGGGCAGAGCTGATTTAGTGGTTAGGAGAATCGATAAAAAATTAGAACTCTTATATGGCTGGATGCTTCAGATGTCTAAGGTGTATTATACTGACGAACATTTTATTAAAATGCTTGGTAAAGAGGGAGCAACATCTTATTTACAATTTAGTAAAAACGATATTGAGGACGGACAGGAAATTATAGTTAAGAGCGAGTTGACAGTTAACAAGGCCTCACAGATAGACGAAATGGGCAATAGATTGAAAGCAGGACTGTTAGACCCATTAACATATTTTGAAAAGATGGATGATCCGAACCCTAAAGAATTAGCAAGGAGATTAATATTCTATGTTTCTGACCCTAAGCTTTATGTCAATGAATTTTGTGTAGATGACGAAACAGAAGAATCTGCTAATACTCCGGAGGGAATGGCAAAGAAAGAAAATAAGCAATTAGAGGCAGGAGAAAAAGTTCCTCCCTATGAGGGCGTGACTAAAGAACATTTAGAAGTACACACTGCAAGAATACGAGAAGAAAATTTTGCAGAGTTAGAAATTGAGATACAAAACAATTATGTTGAACACATTCGCGCAGAGTCTGAATTACTAAAAGCACAAACACAAATATAATAAGTCGAATTATTAATAATAAGTTTAATTCGCAGACATAACTGCGTTATAAAATGTAGAAACTTATGA